CCATCGCACCCACATCACGGCGCGCTCGGCGGGGCAGGGCAGGTCGGCGTCATGAGCGACGGAAGCCTCGAAAACATCATGCTCGGCGTGGTCGAGCGTTGGGCGGCCGGTCGCTACACCGAGCGCCACGGTATCGTCACCTCTTACGATTCGAAGAATTATCTGGCCAAGGTCACGTTCCAACCGGAGGGACAGGAGTCCGGCTGGCTGCCGATCGAGACCGGCCATGTCGGTGAAGGCTATGGCATCGTCATCGGCCTACAGCCGGGGCAGGGCGGCGTCAATTCGCAGGGGCAGGGCGGCCAAGCGGGGCCGCAGCAGAACAATCAGGGCGACCAGGTCATCGTCCGCTATCAGGAAGGCGACTTCGAGTCCGGCAAGATCGTTCAGCGCGTCCATTCCGATCAGGATACGCCACCGCAGGCGCAATCGGGCGAGATGATCTTCTGGACCAAGTTCCAAAAGAGCGGCGGGCAAACTCCGGACGCGGCAAGCGGCGGCCAAGGCGGAAACGGCCAGCAAATCCACTTCAAAAACGACGGCTCGATCACCGTCACCGACGGCAACGGCGCTACGCTGGTGATGGACGGCGCCGGCAACATGACGCTCAACTGCAAGAACTTCACGCTCAACGCCAGCGGCAACCAGAGCATCAACGTGGGCGGCACCGACAACGTCAGCATCGGTGGCGATAAGAGCGTCAGTATCGGCGGCAAGCGCGGCGACGTGGTCGGCGGCCTCTGGAATGCGCTGGCCAAGGCTGGCGTGTGGCCGTGGCTACAGGATGACGACGGCTAACCATGCAATTCACGATCGACGTTGCCAACGCCAGAATGACCATCAATGGCGTCAGCGAAGCCATTGCGGTCTCGGGTCTGGCGCAGAACATCTCCTATATTCGCTTCTCTGACGGCGGCGGCGGGTCGATCCTCTACAACGACCGCCCGGCGCTGCCGGCGCCGTTCGCCGATCCGTCGCCTTACCAGGGCTACTTCAACGCCTGGATCACAGCGGCCGCGGCTGCATCGCCGGCTCTGTTGCTCTCGCAGGCGCAATCGCTGAAGGCCGCGCTGGTCAATTCGATCTATGCCGTCAAGCGCCAAGCGCCGGTCAGCGTGCCGGTCTCGGTCGGCACCTTCGCGTGGGATGCATCGGACGCGGCAGTGGCGCGGCTGGCGCCGCTGGCGGGCTTCCTCTACGTCGATCCCCTCAACGCCGTCCTCAGCGGCGGCGCGGGCGCCAACTTGGCCCAGTTGGTGGCCGACCTCAACACGATGGTCACCCACCTGAACGTCTGGGCCACTCACTTCAATACGCTGAACAACAATTTGTCGATCTTCGCCAGCAACTTGGCGACTGACATGGCCGACTGGGCCAGCGCGATCAACACGGCCGAGCGCACGGCCATCGCGAGCTGGCAGACCATCGGCGCACCCGCCACCCCGGCGTCGCCGGCCACAACGGGCAACACGGGCCTGGGCGGCTTCACGGAGTCGTTTTCGAGCGCCCAGATCGCGGCGCCGTCGATCCAGTTGATGCCCGTGGGCGCGACCGCGCCGGTGTCTCTGACGCCGACCGACCTGCAGCAGGTCGTGGTCGCGATGGCGGCCCAGAACGTCAAGTACCAGACGACGAGCGCGTCGAAGCAGGCTGCCGTGAACGCGCTCTCCACGATCGCCGCCGTGGCGGCCTATGACGCGACGACGGGGTGGTGACATGGCCGACGTCTCTTTGGAATGGCATGACGATTTCGAGCCTGACGCTACCGGCGATCTGCTGATGGTGGATGGCGATGACGAGGTGCGCCAGCGGCTTGAGCGCCGGCTGTTCACCGCCGTGCAGGGCTACGTGTGGCACCCGTCATATGGCGCGGGTCTGCCGCAGAAGATCGGCAGCGTGCTGTCGGTTGCCGACATTAAGTCGGTGGTCGCCCAACAGCTCGCGCTTGAAGCATCGGTCGCGCCGAATCCGCCGGCGCAACTGACGGTCGGGGCGTCACCAAACGAGCCGGGCCTTGTCGCCATCGGCATTCAATACTGGGACGCCGCTACCGGCGTGTCCGTCTCTTTCACGATCACCGCGTGAGACCTGAATGGCAACGCTACCAACGCAATCATTCACGCAGATCGTCACCAACACGATCTCGGGAATCCAGGGGCGCGCAGCCAAGCTGATCAACTTCTCGCAGGGCTCGACCCTGCGCGCGATCGTTGAGGGCTTTGCCGGCCTGTTCCTGTGGTTTCAGGCCATGGTCCTGCAACTGCTCGCCGCGATGCGGTTGAGCACCGCGAGCGGCACCGATGTTGATACCTTTACTGCTGATTTTATGCCGGTCCTTGCTGGCAGCCAGACGGCGGCTTTGCCGAGCGGTTCGCCGCGGCTCGGACCCCAGGCGGCAAGCGGGCAGGTGACTTATGCGCGGTTCACCGCCGCGCCGTCCTCCTGCTTCATCCCGGTGGGCGCCACGACCGCGACCTCTGACGGGACCAACACAAAGTTCGCGGTCACCGCAGATTCCACATATCCGACCTTCTCGGCGACGCTGAATGGCTACACGCTGTTGCCGAACGTTGCCTCCATCGTCGTTCCCGTGCAGGCGGTCGTTCCGGGCGCAAACGGCAATATCGCCGCCGGCGCGCTATCGGTGATGACCTCGCCGATCACCGGCATCGACACGGTGACGAACATTGCCGCCTTCACCAACGGCTTCGACCAGGAGAGCGACAGTGCGCTGAAGGCGCGCTTTGCGGCCTACATCCTTGGTCTCTCGCGCGGTGACCTCTATGGCCTGCAGGCGTCAATCCTTGGCGTCGACCCGGAGGTGCAGTGGGCGATCACCGAGGGCTATAACTACGACGGCAGCTATCATCCCGGCTTCTTCTTCGTCGTCGCCGACGACGGCTCGGGAAACCCGACGCAGGCTTTCCTGTCCGCGGTGACGAATGCGGCCTATGCCGTGCGACCGCTCGGGATTCAGTGCGCAATCTTCCCGCCGGAAATCATTCAGGCCAACGTCTCGATGCAGCTCACGACGGCTGCGAACTACGACCACAACACCGTCGTCGCGCAGGTCGCGGCGCTGGTGGCGACGAACATCAACAGCTTAGGCCTCGGCGTGACGCTGCAATGGTCGCAGATCGCGGCATGGGCCTACACCATCCCGGGCGTCACCGCCGTGTCGAACGTCCAGATCAACGGCGTCTATGGTGATGCGGCCTCGCTCGTCTGCACCGACACCACGCAGGACGGGAACCTCCAGTACGTCACCTCGACGGTCAAAGCCAACCAGATCATTGTGAGTTAAGCGCCGATGGCCACGGGTGACAGCGCGGACATTCTTGGCCGCGTCAGGAAACTATTGCCGTCGCGCTGGTTTGCGTGGACGGCGCCCTATCGCGAGGCCATCCTCGGCGGGCTCTCGGACCTCGCCGCGTGGTGCTACAACTGGATCACCTATGCGCGCTCGCAGTCGCGCCTTGCGACCGCGACCGGCGTGTTCCTCGACATCTATTCCTACGACTTCCTCGGCCGCGCAATCCTGCGCAACGGCGCGACCGACACGGTATTCCGCGCGCAGATTCAGGCCACCATCCTGAAAGAGCGGGTGACGCGCCACGGCATGTTTCAGGCCGTCAAGACTCTGACGGGAAACGACCCGTGGATCTTCGAGCCGTGGAATCCGGGCGATTGCGGCGCCTATAGCAATCAAGCGAATGGCATCGCTTACGGCCAGTTCGGCTACGGCGTCGGCCGCGGTGGATACGGCAACATGGCCATGCCGGGCCAGGTCTTGATGCAGGTGGTGCGCGGCGCGCCGTCCGGCGTGCCGGAAGCGACGGGTTACGGCGGATATGCCGGCGGCTACGGCCAAGGCGCCATCGAATACGTCGGCTCCTACACCCGCCAGATCGGCGTCACTGACCAGCAGATCGAAAACCTCATCACCTACACCAAGCCGTCCGGCGTGACGGTCTGGATGCAGTTCGTCTAACGCATCAACCACATCGCCGAACTGACGCGCCGCGTCTTCCGAATAGGGAGCGCGGCGCTCGGCGTTTCAAAGGGACTCCGAGATGGATCGCGTGATCGTCTACACCGGCCCGTTGCCGCAGAGCACCGACATCCTGAACACGAACAAGTTCGGGATGCAGGCGATGGCCTGGGGCATGCAGGCCATCCTCGGCACGAACACCTATGTCGATGGTCTCGCCTGCACGCCGGCGTCACCGACTCCGAACCTCACCGTCACGGTTGGCACTGGCTCGATCTATTCGGAGGACGAGGTTGACGCGACCGCCTATAGCGATCTCGGCATCGACACGAGTTCGCTTTACAAGCAGGGCGTCAACGCCACGCCGCAGGTGTTGACGATCACCCCGCCGTCGACCAGCGGCTTTAGCCAGGTCTTCCTGGTCGAGGCGTTACTGCAGGACGTCGACTCCGGCGCTACGGTGCTGAACTATTTCAACGCGAGCAATCCGCAGCAGCCGTTGTCCGGCCCCGCGAATGCCGGCAGCTCGCAGTACACGATCCGGCAGTGCAAGTGCGCGATCGCGCTGAAAACGGGTGTCGCGGCGCCGACCGGCTCGCAAGTGACGCCGTCGCCGGATGCCGGCTATGTCGGCCTCTATGCGATCACGGTCATCAACGGCCAGACCCAGATCACCAGCCCGAACATCGTCGCGCTGACGACCGCGCCCTTCATCGCGACCAAGCTGCCGATGGTGCCCGCCGGCGTGCAGTCCGGCCAATGGCTCTACGGCGTCGACGGTTCGATCGGCGGCAACGTCGTCACCACCGCATCGACCACGACCGCCAGTGCGGTGCTGACGTTCGCCGGTGGCGTTCCCGGCTGGATGGCCGCCGGCCTCAAGGTCTATGACCAGTCTACGCCGAGCGCCATCACCGGCGGCCAGACGGTGCTGAGCTTCACAAGCACCACCGTGACGCTGAGCGGCAACGTCAACGCGGCCGTGGCCAGCGGCGACACCATCGTCTTCTCCAACGACTTGTTCTCGGCGACGCTCTTTCCGATCCCGTCCTCGCTTGTGCCGGGCATGTCGGTGCGCCTGAAGCTCAACTCCGGCAACGTTGGCGCGTCCACGCTCAACATCAATGGACTTGGCGCGGTGGCGGTCCCCCGGGCCGGTGGGGCCACACTCTCCAGCGGCGACCTCGTCGCGAACATGATTGCCGAGTTCGTCTATGACGGCAGCTATTGGCAGATCCAGAACTACCTGGGCCAGACCAGCGGCGCGACCACGAACAACTACACCACCAGCAACCTGCCTTACGCGCTCGACACCTCGACATCGTCGAACACGATCACGGTCTCGCCGACGCCGGCGCTACCTTCCTCGATCTCGGCAGGCCAGGCGCTGATCGTCAAGCTGGCCAACCCGATCACGGGCGCAACTACCATTGGCATCACTGGCGTGTCCGGCTCGCCGTTCCCGGTCGTTGGCTTCACTGGCCAGCCGCTGTCCTACGGGGCGGGCCGCACCGGCGAGATGCTGTGGATGCTCTTCGACGGCGCGAACTTCCAGATCATCAACCCGCCGCAGCCGTTGCAGAACAACCTGACGATCTACGTCAACTCGTCGATCGGTAGCGACTCCTATGACGGTTCACAGCCGACCGTGTCCGGCACCAAGGGGCCCCTGCAGCACATCCAGACAGCGGTCAATAAGGCGTTCCAGTATCCGCCGAGCCAATTCGCGATCACCATCCAGGTCGCCGACGGAACCTACAACGAAGCAGTAGCGACGCCGACTATCCCGGGACCTGCCCTGATCATCAACGGAGATGCCAGCAATCCCTCCAACGTGCTGGTTACTGGGGCAAGCAACGCGCACACGTTCTCATGCACTGGTCCGAACACCATGACGATGCAGAACCTCAAGGTGACGGCCTCCAATATCGGGACTCAGAATTGCGGGTTCATCGTCAGCGCCGGCGGGACGATGTTTACGAACCATACGGTGTCC